ATGGTGATCCATTACAGCTTGCGAGGAACTTTTCGTCTGGGACTTGGCGAGCTGAGGGCGGTGGTACTGCATCTCTGTCTCCTTAGGTGGGGTGGTCTCTAACACCCCACCTAATACCCTTAGGCTCCGTTTGGGATAGTTTTAAGTTCGTCTAAGCTCCAAAAATCTGCCCGAGACATACTCTTGTACAATATAAGACTTTTTGGTCACCTTCACTAAGCTCGACTCCACCATGTGTGGGTGTCCCTCTTCGATAAAGAAGTAAAAGTCCTCCTGTACTGAAGCTAATATGACTGGGTTTTTAACCACCACCCTGTGGGTATCTGTACGATATTGAAGGGGTTTGTAGGGTCTTTTTTCCACACAAACCACCTCACAGTATTGTGCCGAGCATATAGCCCGTATGCCAGGAACATAATACGATACCTTTTTGCAGTCTGTATGGTTCCTCACCACGGTGAACCAAGTTAGATTGGTTGTTCCTAATAGGATATAGTCTCCCATTACTAGGTTATCCATTTTTAAGTCCTTTTACGAACCTCGAATACCCTATGCGATCCGTATTCCTCTACGATGTATGAGCGGTTCGTTATATTAAGTACAATCCCCTGAACTAAGTGGTTATTACCCTCCTCAACATAAAAGTAAATCGACTCCCCCCATTGTATGTTTTGGGATAGTAGCACAGCTTCCTGTACTACTGACCGAGTGCAACCTTCCCTATAGCTTTGGATGGGGGTGTACATTCTCGGATACCAAGCGTACACATCTTCAAACTTTATGGTCTTCAGCTTACTGCTCGAAGTAGCAGTAGCGGGTTTTCTATAGGTTAGGAGTTTGTGTTCGGTTAGTACATTCGTCACAAGACAAACCACTATATCATTCGTCCCTACAAGTAAGTAGTCACCTGTCTTTATGTTCTCTATTTCCATTTCAACCTCTCTGTTCAGCTACTCGCCTTGTCCCTATATAGACTTACACCCTTCTAAGGAGTGAGAAAAATGTGGTTCGAGTATGATAAACCCCCCTCTAAATCCTCCCTATCTGAGTACGACTTCGTTAAGGATAACACCCTGTTTATCTCCGCTAACACTTGGATAGAAATCACCGAGTCGTTCAGTCAGCAAGAGATAACCGACCACCTCATAGACATCATCAAGGATCTTCCCTTCCCCCACCGCAAGTACACCGAAGATGTGCTTATCCAAAACTACAAAGCACTTCGTGATGAAGACTTATCCTATGAGCTGGGAGAGTGGAGTTCTCCACGCTTAAACTCCAGCGTAGAGCTTCTCTACATGGGAAAGCCCATCTATCTTAGAGGCACAAACAATGGGATGTGGGTCTCCAATAACTATACCCAAGAGTTCCGCATGGAGTGTGGTTATCTAGGGAAAACAGATAACTCCCCCATGCACGAATGGAAACACCCCCAAAAGGGCAAGTCTAACTTCCTACGCTGTCTCTTCGGCATCATAGCCGAAGAGATAGTCCCACGCGGAGGTGTACAAACCGATGTGCTTCATAGAGCCTTGAAGATGCACACCTATATGGCAAGTCAGTTCAAACCCTCAGTCGCCAAGAACATCTACGATTTCTTTGACGCTAAGAAGGTCTTAGATTTCTCAGCAGGTTGGGGGGATAGGCTCGTTGGGTTCTTAGCGTCATCTACTGCTGAGAGCTACATAGGCATAGACCCTAACACCAAACTCCACACCCCCTATCAAAACATCTACGATTGGATAACACATCGGTTTGAAATGGATAAGAGGGCTTGTTTTATTTGTTCACCCGCTGAAGATGTGAGCTACACCGAGCTTGATTACGACTTTGTTTTCACTTCTCCCCCATACTTCGACATAGAGCGATACAGCAACGAGCCCACACAGAGTTGGATAAAACACCCAACATTGGATAAGTGGCTCGATGGATTTTTATTAAAGACGCTAGGGGGGCTTTATGCTGGATTAAAAGAAGGCGGTCGTATAGCCGTGAACATATCGGATAAAAAAGGCGGTGGTGAGATATGTCAACCCATGTTAGACTACATGAAGTCTATCGGGGCAACCTATGAGGGAGTCATAGGGTACAAAATGCACAAGCGACCTGGTACAACACAAACTCAGCAAGTAGATGTCTTTTGTGAGCCTGTGTTTGTGTGGTCTAAAGGATATGCTCCACCGCCCTTGTGGAATGGAAAGTCGTTCTTTTAGTTCAACGCCACACGGAGGGGACATACTCGAAGGGGATCTTGTTCCTTGTGAGCAACGCCTTAAACGACTCAAAGTCTAGGTTGGAGATATTTCCAATAGAGTCGAGTAAGAACCACAGCTTACGCCTCGCCGCAGGGGTTTTAGGCTGATAGAACGCACTCGTCCCCTCAGAGTAGTCATAGTCATCCTTTAACTTTGAGAACTGTGCTGACTCCCATTTCACAGATACATGGAAATCCTTACCTGTCATTTCAATGGGTCTGTAGTTAAAGGGCTTCACCTCTACAGCCTTGAGGGTATCCATAGAGGGCTTGTACACTTCCGCAGTTAACGAATAGAAGTCTGGTGTGATATGCCCTTTATTGGTGAGGTACTTCTCCGCCTTCTTTACAAGGAAAGTGAGTACCGCACGAATAAAGCCAACACAAGCATCGAAGTCGAGACGAGAAATGCCACCGAGTTTCTTAATGGCATCCTCTATGCTACTTGCATCAAATAAAGACACCCTATACACCCTCGACAACTGATAGTCCGTCCAACCGAGTCTCTCCCAACTCGCTTTCTTTACGGTAACACCCCTTAAACCTATAGGCATTTCGGTGAGCGTAATCCCCGCATCCTTCACCTCAAGCTGACAACCATTACCCATCAACTTCACAACGCCATTGCTCGCAATACGCCTACGACTTTGATTAGTAGAAGCAGTACGACCACCTTCTAAACGGGCGATACGAGCTTCTAAACTTCTTAATACATCACTTGCTGTTCTCATGTCATTACTCCAAGCTAGGGGGTTGGGTTAAAACCCATCACCTATCTCGGATAATAAATAGACTACAAACACATTTAGCGGATAGCTAACCTCCGCATTTCTATGACAGAAATACCCTCACCTTATCTACAACCGACTGCTCGTCTGAGAGAATATCAGATTCCCAAATCACAAGGCAATCAAGCCCTACCTCAGCGTAAGCCTCTATCGTGTTTCGCTCATGATCCTCTTTACTCATACCCGTCTTAGACTCCCCATGCCAATAATCTCCAAAACACTCTACAACCTTTGTAGCACCACGATAAGGATGATCTGAGTCTTCACTCACACAAACCACAAAGTCTGGGTTCTTGTAGCCACCAATAGATCCATCGAAGTTCTTCTTGCTAGGGAGAAATCTCCAATACGCCCCATTACCTGTAAATGTGAGCTTGTCGCTGTACGAGGCAACCCTCGACTCGAAGCCATTCATTCTATTTGCGACTAAGCCCAAAAAAGGTGTACCATACCTCTTTATGTTTGTCTCGTACTGTTTGTCCCTAAACTCTTGAAGCTGTAGTGGGTGTTCTACACCATAGCGTTCTAGGAAGGTTTCTTTAACCCTATCCCAATGCCCCTCGATACTACCAGGAAACTCAACCCCATATCTATCCATCATCACAGCCCTAATATCGTCTTTGCCCTTTTGTGAGGCGAAATAGTGGCTACCATAGTTCTCAATCATCGTTTTGATTTGCTTCTGCCTAAACTCCTCCACAGCACTTGTGTAGGGTACTCCATACCGCTCCATATTCGTGGCTACGATCTTAGCCTTTACCTCATCACTCATACTAGGATTAGGCACACCATATTTATCCATATTCGTAGCCTCGATCTTAGCCCTAAGTTCATCTGAACCCAATAGCGTTCCACCATAACGATCAAGGTTAGTCGCTTGAGTTTTAGCCTTAACCTCATTGTTTTGCTGAGGGTTGACCGCACCATATCTCTCAAGATTTGTCTGCTTAATCTTATCCTGTACACTCTCCCACGCAAACGGATTTTCCTTACCCTTTAAGACAGGTCTCTTACCCTCAAGAGCATCTTGTACTTTTTCAAATACGAGACTCTCCTTTGAAAAAGGGTTTTCTGCACCATATCGTTCTAGGTTCGTTTGCTTACGCTTCTCTACAGACTCTTTGTTGTGGGCAGGGTTAGATACACCATAACGATCAAGGTAAGTATTTCTCCTTCTCGCATTAGCAATCGCCTTTTGATCCCTACCTTTCCACACATCACACCCACTCTTGTGCCTTTTCATTTGTGTATTGGATGTAGAGTTGTGACCACATACACAGGGTGCGATAGGTTCAGGTTTCCAATCTGTCCAACACACCTTGCGGTGTCTCCCACTAATAGTTGGAGTACTGAACTCTTTTTTACAATATGGACAAACAGCCATAAGTTAGCCCCTTCTTAAAGGTAAAGGTTAATCTAACTTATAGAAAGTCCCCCCACATGAAGCCCAAATGAGTTACTAAAATAACCTCTTGAAGTGCCTTTAGACCACACTCAAAAATGCGGATAACATATCGTAAGTAACTATAAACAAAGGGAAAACCAAAAAGTTTCTGGGACCAAGAACCCCTCGACCCACATGGGGTCCGAAGGCTGAACGGATACCGATGCCATATTTGGGTTGTTGTAGTCCACGCATGAACTTGGTGGTTCGTGTTTTGGCTTCTACGCTGGACTGCCACATGGCTTCGGCACTAGATTTTAAGCCTTCGTACTTGGAGCTACGCTCCAAATCTAAGGATATGCCGCCGATGGAATATGTGTTGTGGGCGAGTATTCCATTAGCGAGTACAAAGTTCTCGTTTTTGGGTACACATAGGTCATAAGTGTGTTCACAATTTTCTTCTAGGGTAATGTTTGTAATGGCACACTCTTTAACTTGCTCTCCCTCCACGATAACGAGGGTATCCCCCACCGAAAATTGGTCTGTCTCAATGGGCTTAATTTTTCCGCTTTCTAGTGTGAAGAGGGAGTGGTCTTCGGTGGCTATAACAAATTGACCATTATCGAGTTCTATTCTAAGTATCTTCTTATGCGGTGTGTGGTGCTTCATCACATCAGAGATAACTTGGTATTTTACTTCGCTGGTGTCATTGTCTACAGACAGTACTTTAAGCTCCCCATTTAAGAAGGCTTGTTTTATTGTTTGTTTGATTTGATTGTCCATCACACGCTCCTTTGCTTTATTAGAGTTTTTATTTTTTCGAGACAGATATGGGGTGCGTTGTAGATCTCGTGTTCTTTTATTCTAAGAACAGCCCATCCTAGTTTAGAGAGGTTTGTGTTTTTGGACTTATCGTTTCCAGATATTCTGTCGGTTGGAGCAAACCCACATATTTCACATCCATGCCAATAACAACCGTCAACCTCTATGGCGATTTTGAGGTGGGGTATGGCCTCGTCTATTTGATAGTAAGAAACATTGTGCTCGGTTTGAGTCTCTATACGCTCTGAAACGAGGATCTGTTTGAGAGCCTGATGTGGTTTTGTGAAGGTGTGTTTGATGTATTGTCTAGCATTCTTAATGCTGTCTAGAACTTGCTCTCTATTTTCCTCTTGCCATTTTTGTATTTTTTCATGGTGGGTTTTAGTAGCCCACATAGCTTTGGACTTATTGCTCTTCTTGCAGATAGATACTGGGTTTTTATTGGATTTCCTTAGGGATTCCTTAATCCGATCACCTATCTCACTTTGTTGCATCTTTGCACTTGCTTGACTGATCTTTTTCCTTGTCTCCTCTCCTTGAGGTGTTTTAAACCTTTCTTTTAAAGTGTTAGATTGTTTAATCTTTTGCTCTTCTGACTTCTTTTTGTTTCCCTTCGTAAAAGCACACATAACTGGAGCGTCCGTGTACTTTTCGAAGTAAGATTTAAGATCCAAACCCGAGCAAGCCCTTAAGTGTTTTGTGGTTATTTGGGCGAGCCTTGAACCACATTCTTTACAGAGAACATAATGCTCGTTCTCTTTTAGTAGATTAAAAGAGCTGGATTCAATTAGTGGTAAATTACCGACTGAAGGTGAGGTCTTGAGAATACCTTCAGTAATCAGGCTCCTTATGTGCTTTTGATTGAATCCATACTCTTGGATTATATCTTTTTGCTTTATTAGCATTATGACCCTCCTTTTATTATTTCATGGAGTTCCTCAATGGTGAGCTTAACCTTCTGACCGTTGGGGAGCAACACTTCTAGCTCTGTATCCCCCCTAACCGAGAACTCGTCCACTATCCAATTTGCTTGTAGAGCCATAGCAGCGAACTGAATGGCACCTTGCAGTATAGGGGTTCTCCAAGCGGGCTTTTGAGCGATGAGCTGATCTAGGCTAGATATATCTTCGGTCTCAGGAGGTTGCATATTCCACCAGTCTAAAGACCGCTCAAGGTACTCCAACATTTCCTCGTCTTCCCACACTTGTCCGAAGACGCGATTGTAGTTGTTAATGTGGGACTCGTTCTCAGGTGGGCGGAAGTGATAAAATTTATCTGGGTTAGTGTCACGGACCAGCATACGGAGCTTCCAAACCATTGACTTTTGACCCTCAGTCATAGAGGTTCCTAAGACGGTGCTGTCGGATACCACCTCGAACTCTTGCACGACCGTTTGAGCGGGAGAGTTGACTAGCTCCTTGAGTGTCCACCTTATCCTATATCTACCAAAAGTAGCTGTGGTGGGTATGCGTACTGAGGCATAGTACTCGCCCACGGAAGGGTTCTCAGGTAGGCGGGCAGGGTCACCTATAAGCACATCGGTTTCAGGTGGACCTACATCTACGAAATAGAGGGCGTAAGTTATCTCAGCCGCATTGGATACATTTCCTGCCGAGTTGGTGAGGAATATATCCAAGTCGCCCCGCCCAAGTATTTGATTCCTCTTAAAGACGACTGCCATGAGCGTACTCCCATAATGGATAAAGGCTATCCATTATGGGACTCATAAAGGGATTATAACATCTAGAACCTATCCGCCCCCCTCTCCATTCCCCTTAGTTGGCTACCTCTTTGGTGAGGTCGAGGTATTGGCTGAACACCTCACCGAGCAGGGTTGTCAAGTCTTGTATGTTATGAGCTATCTCTACAAAGCCCTCTACATCGTCACAACAAGCGTTAAAGAGGTCGGTGTCCTTGATGAAGTAGTATTGATCGTATAGGTCGGAGAGGGAGAGGGCATGAGCTTGAGCCACAGCGAGGTCGAGAGACTGATGGAGACTAATCCATTTGTTGTTCAAGCTCTCGATTTGGTCGAGGTCGAGTCCATAGTGGACATTGGTGAGCGTTCCGTTCTCATAGGTAGCTGTCTGTCCATAAGCATCTGTCAGGTAGAGGTTATTGCCGTTCTTGACCCAATGGATAGAGTCGTTGTCCCACTCGATGCTACCTTGAGCTTCGACCATCTTGAACTTGAGGGTGCCGTTCTTGACGGAGGCGAACTTAGCTCCAGTGAGCATGGGGGGGAACTCCATCTTCTTGGCGGTCTTCTTGATGGAGATGGTGTTGCCGTTCTCGATGGCGAGGAACTTGAAGGTGCTGACTGGGTTGCTGGCGAAGCCGAGGTTCTTCATAGGCTTTAGGTGTTCTCTAGCGGATCAAACGCCCACTCGTTGTGAGTGGTTGAAGCGTATCCGTCTCTCTTTCACCTACTAAACACACCTAGAGAGCTTTTTCTTTTCTGCTCTAGAACTTTTTTTCAGATTTATTTTTTGCCCGCCCCCAACCGCCACCCCTCAACATAAGACACAGAGGGGTTTGGGATAAAAGTTTTAGCGTAGACGCTCACCCGTTTTCAGTCAAGCATAATTTTGAAACTCCCTCCCGTAGAGGACTCTATGTTCCAGACAATACGGAAAATTAAAGCATTGCCGCCCCCCACCGGTCGAACAACAATCTTGTTTATATTCCCAAGTCTTATCTCCCAAGAATCTGGCTCGCCTAAATTATTTTCCCACATAATATGTGTGATTGTGGCTTCAACCATCGCCATCATATCTTTGGATAAATTATCGTATCCTGGGGCTGACTTTAGACCGCCTGATGCGACCTTACTTTGCTCAAGGCGAGCGATACGAGCTTCTAGGCTTCTTAACACTTCTGATGCTGTTCTCATCTTACTTACTCCACAATAGGGGTTGGGTTAAGGGTTTCTCAACCTATCCCCTATCTTGGAGTATAAATAAACTATTAAAATGAAAGCTCACCAAGTGTTGGTTATGGAGCGGATAATGGCTTCGCATACAAGATAGGGGTCAGCATTGGCGTTGGGTCTGCGATCCTCAAAGTACCCATAACCGACTCTTTGGGTTTCTAGGGGGATGCGTATGGAGCAAGTGCGGTCAGATACACCCCATTTGAACTGATCATAGCGGCAGGTTTCGTGATGACCTGTGAGTCTTATTTCATAGCCTGCTCCGTAGCGGGCTAGGTGTTGTGGGACGAACTTTCCAATGTTCTCAACCGCCTCGATGATTTTAGAGTATCCATTTGGACTTCTCATTTCGAGAGTAGAGAAGTTGGTGTGCATACCAGCTCCGTTCCAATCGCCTGTGATGGGCTTAGGGTCTAGGGTAGCGGAGATGCCATATTCCTCACCTACGCGGTAAAGAAGCCAACGGGCGAGCCATAAGAAATCTGAAGCGTCTAAGGCGTTGACATTTGGACCACCGATTTGAAACTCCCATTGCCCTGGCATAACTTCAGCGTTGATGCCTGTTATGGGTAGTCCTGCTTGGAGGCATAGCTCTAGGTGTTTTTCAACGAGGTCTCTACCTGAAACCTCATCTGCACCAACACCGCAGTAGTATGGACCTTGAGCGGGAGGGAATCTACGCTCTGAGGGGAAGCCGAGAGGACGAGAGCCATCGTAAAGGGTGTACTCTTGTTCAAAGGCGACCCATTCGTCTTGCCCTTCAAACACATAGAGTACTCTTTTGAGTTGTTGGCGTGTGTTGGTGGGGTGTGATGTGCCATCAGCCATAAAGACTTCGCACAAGGCGAGGTAGCTACCTTCGCCACGGAGGGGGTCTTTAATGACTTTAACGGGCTTTAGTAGGCAATCAGATGATTTGCCCTCGGCTTGGTTTGTGGACGACCCATCGAAAGACCAAAGGGGTAGGTCATCGGGTGAGGGTGTTTGAAAACCGCTGAGGTCTATAACATCTTTGCGTTCGGGTATGACTTTAGTCTTAGACCTTACGCGGGCTGTGGGGTATCCACCATCTATCCAAATGTATTCGACAATCATGTTCGTATAGCCTTGTTCTAGGGTTCTTATCCAATATAAGCTCCCCTAGAGTACTATACGCTATAAAGGGTTAAAGACCTATTAGGGAGCTTCCTTAACGACTAAAGTGGAACCTTTCTGCCAAATGTCTAAGACCTTGACGGTTCTATTATTTGTCGTCATCTGTTTTGGGTATCCATTCGTTTATGACTTGGGGTAGGGTGACATCCTTTTCGCTTTTGGTCTTGATGGGGGGTTCACCGTTGACGAAAATGGATAGTCGGTTAATGACGGCATTTTGGAGTTCGAAGACTTGTTCGCGTAGGAGTTGCATTTGTATCTGTGCATCTCTCAGTCGGGCAATAAGTGCGGCTCTGTCTGCGTTAGCGGTGGCGAGTTTATCCTTTAGCTCTTCGACTTCGGAGGGGTCACGACCGCTTGCGATGGCGAGCATAGAGGATATGCTCCCTGTGAGCATCCCTATGATGCCGATGAGGATATCCCTGTTTTGTTCTACGATCTGCACATAGGATAAGAAGATGATGAGTAGGACGATAAGGAGCATGAAGACCACGCTTGCCCACCAGCCCCTTTTTGCTTTTTCGGACTGAGTGAACTGCTTGTGGTTTGCGGATACGGAGTACGATTTTTGGTTGTCTGATTTTTGGTCGTTACCTGATGACCCATTACCTGACATGAGCTTATTCATTTAGTGTTCCTCTGTATTTTTGAGAGATATTGGATAAGTGCTTCGAGGTAGACTTTTAAGTCGTCTAACCAATCGAAGCCTTTGATTCCTAAAACATCTCTTAAAAATGGATATCGCAGTACATAATAATAAATGATAAAAATCCAGACGAGTACAGATAACTTTGAGAGCTTATAGTAGACGATGAGCATCCGTTCTTTGCGGGTGAGGTTGACCCAACGGACTTTGATTCCGGAGTGGGAGACCCTTTTAGCTTTTTCGGAGTCTGGTGGTGGTTTCAAGCATTCGAGGGTTTCACCGACTGCATAGATTTCTTGTGGTTGCCAAACACCTTTGAACTTGTATCTACCTACGCACACATATCTTGTACTTGGGGGAGTGTCTTTATTGGTACGGAAACGGATAACAGTCATGGCTTCTCTAGTAAGCAGAACTTGTCCTGCTTGGCAGAGGCTCATGGTTCTAGCTGCTATGTTTTTGGCTAGACCTTCTAGTTCTATGCGTTTGGCGTTGGCGGCAACCCATACATCGTCTTGGTGTACTTCTACGACTACATCCCAATGGATACCTATCCTTGCACCTATACCTGTCTTAGCAGGTATGGTTTTTTGATAGATAAGGGCGAAGTTTACAGCGTCTATTACATTCTCAAAGGAGCAAAGAAAGCCATCGGATCTGTCTATTTCTCTACCTCTAAATCTAAACAGAAGGGATCGTGTGGCTCTGTCGTGGTTTTGGAAGTGTAGAGCGGCATTTTTTGCCCCATGTTTTTGGACAAAAGCGGTGCTACCGATGAGGTCTAGGAGCAGAATGGCGAGCTTACGCTCGGTCATTTGTACATCTGCACCTACAGGCTTTTCTCCTTCAGTCCCTACAGGAAGGTTTTTCAATCTTTAGCCCTCCTTATACTCCCTTATGTACATAAGGTGGAGGGTTATAAATGGATAACTAAAGCTAGTATCCTCCCGTCTTGAACCAACCGCTTCCTTTTAGGATAAACGAACTCTGGCTGATGATCCTTTCGGTTTCACCTGAGCATTTTTCACAAACGGGTGGTGCGTCCTCAAACTTCTGTTGTTTGGTTTGGGTGTGTTGGCAGTTTGTGTCTTTGCACTTAAATGAGTATCTGGGCATTATTTCTTTTCCTTATCGTTCTTGGGTTGGGTTTTTGTGATCTCAGAGGAGCGGATATTTCTCAATATTCTGTCTTGGTGTGAGATAAGGTTTTCCAAATCTCTTCTTACCCTTCTTAATAGGGCAGTATCCAAGTTCGCGTTCTTATACTTAGACCTACTTAGGACTGAGGTTATTCGCATAAGAGCGATGCTCAAGTCTTCAGTGTCCTTTTTCACCTCTTTTAAGGGATCGTCTGACATGGTTAAAACTCCAGATAAGAATATCATCACCGCATTATACTTGTTTGTAAGGGAGTACTTCAATATGACAAGCAGTTCGATTGCTCCAGTGGATAAGACACAACCTCATTTCTGTATGTACACGATGGGCGAGCAGAAAAAGGATTGTTTTAACATCGAACTTGAGAAGCCCACTTGTTTATCCAATCTCGACCCTATTAGTTGGGGGGATTGGGCGAATATGTCTCTCCAAAACAACCCCCTCTCCCACGGTTGTTTATTTTGGGGGGTGGTACATTTAAACTTCCCCACAGAGACACCCAATCCCCATGCCTTTTTAGCTATTTACGAGAGGGGTAAGCCTGTTATTTGTTTTTACTCCACCCTCGGTTTTAGCGAGCCCTTGAAGTTCTTGCCGTCTTCTTATTTATTCCCCGAGGGATGTTTTGATTTTGTAGACCACCTCTTAGAGTTCGCCCCTCAGTAAGTTTCAACCCCTAGTGGAAGGGTTCCAGTTTCCAATACGGGCATCGTAGTGCTTAATCTCTAGTTCTAATGAGTGTATATGGTTCTCAATAACCCCTGCTTTTCTGAGTTTCTCACTCTTAACTGTTATGACTTCTTCCCTAGCCGCCTCTAGTTCTAACCTCAGCTTCAAAGATCTTTTTTCTTTGATCGTATCCTCCAGAAGCCTCTTTACGCCCTGTAGTCCTTCAACGGAGTCCTCTACGGGAGGGAACCCTGTACCGAAACAACCCGTAGAGGTTGTCCAATGCCTTATTATTTTATATCCGTGCTTTCGAATCATCTTATTAGCTGTGTTGACGGACCATACTTGAAAACAACCAGGACAAGTCCCTTCGTCTGCTCTCAATGTAGGTTTCTCGGTTGTGCCTACAAATGAGCTACCCAAATAACTCTTTGCCTTTTCCACTCCGCCTTCCTTCACCACAAAGGCGATGAGCTTACTCAAGTCGAAGGATTGCAAACTATCCGTAATAGATAAGGTTAACTTAACCTTAGAAGATCCGCTAGATACAATCAGATTTTTAACGCCCTCTAAATAAGAGACATCATACCGTACATAAGTACTCCCAGATACTTCAAAAATATCAACCTTCGAGGGGTCGAACACAAAGGCTATTTTTCCAAAAGGGATGCTCTTGGGCTTTGATCTGCTTACTGAAATGTTTGGGTCTTGTTCGTGTGTCCTTATTATGTGGCTTACAGCGGAGTTGGCACTCGCATTGTCCACCCTGTTCCTAAAAGGGATTGTATGTTGATCATGTTGTAACGACAATCTATTGAAATCTATGTTGGGGTACAAACTTGGGAGTTGCTGATACAATCTGTTTATCAAATCCGACACTTCTTGTCTTTGTGCGACTTGTGTAGAATCTTCGGTTTTAACCCCGTATCCCAAAACGGTGAGAGCCTCTTGAAAGTGGTTTAGATTACCAACACTTGGCATCTTACTCGTCCTTGAGTGGTTTGCCAATGCTTGTATCATACCCTGTGCAGATGGGGATAGGCTATCACTAGCCTTACGCTCTAAACGAGCTAAACGATACTCAAGATTTCTTAAAACTTCGGATGCTGTTCTCATATTCATTACTCCAAGTTAGGGCATATCCTAACTGGAGTATAAAAAGATTATCAGTAAGTGTGATCCCAAGATAGCCTAGCCTTACCTCGGAGCTTCTTAACAGCCCTCTCCGCTCTCATGGCTTCAGATCTGTTTGCATAGGTGCAATAGACACACATAAGCACCCACGGACGATACTTAGCTGTGTACTTAGCCCCACCAGCGATTTCTCCGTTGTGTTGCCTCAGTCGCCTCTCCACATTCGTCGTGCAACCCACATAATAAAAACCCTCTGCTGGCTTACCCTTCGCTGTGGTTCTCGGCATCTGACTTTGGATCACATAGACATACCACATAGCATTCCTCCTATAATGGATAAGTAGATAGGACACCTATCCATTATAGAGACTATCTGTGAAGCTGTCTGAGATATAGGTCGGCTATTTTTTGTGATGGACTCATGGGCTGTGTGGATCCAACCCTTCTTAGACTCGCCATGATTTGTCTGCCGTCTGCGTCTACCTCACGCTCAATCTTGAGAGCAGGTCTTCTGACTAAGTAGTTGGGCCACTTCTCAAACCACTTGGCGTAGAACTCGTCTTCCGCCACCTCACGAGTTGTCTTATCGGGGTTTGGGATATTGGGGTCTGCCACATGGACTATGTAGTTGCCCTTCTCTCCCGTCACATCGAAGATGAGGCTTGCATGGCTCCACTCTCGCCCCTCAGGGTTCCAAGCGATGAGGACTGGGTGTCCAGCGTCTGTCCACTCTTTGACTTGAGTGAGCGTAGCGGGAGTTGTGAGCGTTGCTCTACAACCGAAGTACTGAGCACACGCTAGGACTTCTTCCCATCGAGCCCCTTGCATGGGTTTTGCACCGATGACCGAGTTTACTTCGTCTTCGGTGCATTTCACTCCTACTGCATTTAGTGCCATACAGGTGGAGGTGGCGACACAAGAGAACTGAGTTCTTTGGCGGATAGGACTTACATCTGCTTTGGCTAATCTTCTCATGCTAGTAGTCTCCTACTTGGACTTATGCTTATCCAATAGGTGATGTATAGAGACTCTAGTAGATTTATCCAATCACTACGCAGTATCCAGAGCTTGGGTACTGCTTCTTTAAGGATTTCCAGACCCTATCCGCTTGCTCGGAGGTGGAGCCTCTAACGCTACATTTTTCTGGTATAATAACGAACGGCTTTCCAATCTCTTTCAGCCATCCTTTTATGAGTTGATTGTAGATTTCTGATCCAATGCCTTTTCCGTGATATTCTTTATTTAGGCTCACCACATTTACTTCGAGTATCCGTATGTCTTCTCCGTCCATGACTTTTGGATACTCGTAGCTAATGTCGATGAGGTCATCGGAGCAGGCGTAGGTGTGGACTACCTCCAACATGGATATGGAGTTTCCATAAGCCCTAGCAAGACCTATAGACTCACCATCGTCTTTCACCTCTACAAACACATTAGTTGGTGTTGTGGATATGGAGTAGGTGATCATTTACTCTTCTTCTGTAGTGGTAGCGGTCTTCTTACCCCCTTTTGCAGAAGTCGAAGCACTAGATGAAGGGCTAGACTTGGTTGAGTACTTTAGCTCCATCTCCACAGCGTAGAGCTTCTTCTCTAAGTTCGACAGATCGGTGTCTACCTTGCTTTGAAGAGCGTCTGTTTTGCTCTGCACAGCGTCTAGCTTTTTGGATAAGCCATCTTGCTGTGTGGAGAGGGTGTCGAGCTGTTTTGACGCATTATTGGATAGTGTCTCGATCTCGCCTTTAAGAGTTCCGTAGGTCGCTTGAGCGATATCCATTTTCTCTAGATACTTTTTGCCCAAGAAGCCGACCACAAGGACAATGGCAAGCCACACATTGTCTCCAGCTAGGCGAACTACTTGTACAAGGTCTAGATCTCCGCCTTGTGTGTTCTGTTGAACCATTGGCTGTTGAACCATTGGCTGTTGTTGAGGGACACTTACAGGCTGATAAGTCTGTGGGGTGACAGCCACCACAGGTACTTCTACGGGCTCTGTATCGCCAACAGAAGGTGCTTCCTCCTTAGAGGCATGGAGGAACTTGCACTCGGACAAGTCCGCCACCTTTGTCTTTCCGTCTATGACCCAAAGGTTGCCCTCACGAGTGATGACGGGGTTTTTGGTTTTGATTACGCAAGTCATTTAGCCGCCCCCGATCTCTCGTCCCACCTTGCACCCTGCTTGTGTCCTGTAGCCTCACTTCTGACATCGTAGTGACAGAAATCGTCATAGACACCCAAGCCCCCATTGTACACCTTGCCCTCTTTGATGAGCTTGGTGATGAGGGTGTGTACTTGTGTGGAGGTCATACCCTTGATTTTGATATCAGCGGCGGCGGCTTGTAGGTGGAGGGACTTGTCTTTCCCACCCACTGCCGCGTTGCGGGCGGCAGAACGATAACCACTTATGATGGTTATAGGTGCGTTAGCCGCTTCTCGGATAACCTGTAGGTTTTCCAATAGAAGGGTCGCGTTAGCCATAAACTCAGGCGGGATTACATCGTAGAACTCAAGCTCTGAGTACTTGAAGTTCTTAGTGCAGGAAATATTTGTCTTTTGATCTTGAGAGAGGGGTGACGACATGACTTACACTCCTATTGGGTTGTGTAAGTCCCCCCTATCATAAAAGGTTAATGATAAATATGTCCGAAGTCTGGGCAGTCACCACGGATGTCGAAGAACTCAGCTTTGGGGTTTTCGTTCTTTTCGAAGTCGATGAGGTCGAACTGATAAGACGAGACATTGTCTGACCCCTCGTTTTTGTAAATAGTAACGAGGACAACCTCAGTGTTGTCCTCTTTGATTAAGATAGCCACCATCACGAAGCCTCCCTTCTCTAACAGAAGGTGTCTAGTGTAGTCCCCCCAACAGCAGATATCGGCATGGACTTCCTCTGGAGCTTCGAGCCGTACTAGACCTTGAGAACCACCGAGTTTGAACATATACGGAGGCATATCGGATAGTTTTGGTGATTCTGGGCTGACGAGTATCCCTCGAACTGCTTTTAAGATTTCCGCATTTGATGGGAGCATATAACCAACTTTCTATTAAGAGCAACGACAGCAATATTACCCATTATAGCTATCTAACGAGGATAAACCCGAGAAAAAGAAAAAGGGCTGATTTCTCAGCCCTTTTATGGGTCCTCTGGGGCTCGAACCCAGAACTAACGGATTAAAAGTCCGCTACTCTACCGATTGAGTTAAGAACCCTTGTTGTAGCCCTTATACCACATAAATCAAACCTAGCAAAAAAAATAGTCCAACCCCTCGCCAACTCCCGAAGGTTGACTGAGGGGTTGTGGGGTGGAGCGACTTCCCTGTCTATCTGAGTCCACATAACGCCCCTGTGTCGCCATACTGCTTCCCTTATCGTCTCCCCCTATAGGTTGGGTTCAGAACCTCCCAACCTATAGGGCTTATCTAGCTTGCTTAGACACATTAAACACCTAGAGTCAGGATCTAGGTGCTTGGGGCTAGACAGATCGATAAAGATATACATTTAGGTGTAAGCCCCTAAATGACGCATACCATCACCGCTTACTGCGTTTAAGGTGGCTTCTAGACCCCTTAAAGTGCCACCTACAGGATTTGAACCTGTGACATCCTGTTTACAAGACAGGTGCTCTACCAACTGAGCTAAGGGGGCGTGTGCTTACCCTTATACCAAACCCCTCCCCCTCAAACTCAAATAAATTTATCTAGTATCGGCTTTCTGTCCTTTGGGTGGAGCTTGCAGTTAGAAAGATACGAGAACGGAACCCATTTCCACTCGTCATTTTCGTTATCCAATATGGGAGTAAACTTAGTCGATACTTCTGCCAAATAGAGCGTGTACCCCGAGCCATACAACTCGTCGTAAATCTGAAAAGGAACCTTCTCCACTCCAATCAAGTTCTCTGAAGGATCTCCCCCTACCTCTTCGTAGAGTTCACGCATAGCTGTTTCGTAGTGCGTCTCCCCGCCCTCGGTTTTACCTCCAGGGAAGTTCCAATATCCGCTCCATCTGTCCTCTGTTTTGGATACCCTTCTTAGAATCAGCGTGTCCCCACCGCTTATGAACATAACACCTGCACCCATAGCGACTCCTTTTATGTTTAGGTTGTAGGTTTTATTACCATAATAAACCTTTTATGTTTTTTCAGCCTAAACAATCGGAGAGAAAAAGATGAAGTACTTATATCACTACGAAGCTGAGGTGTTATCCGTTTACGATGGGGACACCTGTACCCTACAGATTTGCTGTGGGTTCGATATGTACACAAGGGTGACTTTTAGACTCACAGGCATAGACACCGCTGAGATGAAGTCCAAAGACCCCTTAAAGAAAGAGGCAGCTCTACAAGCTAGAGACCACCTCAGAAGTCGTATCCTCGGCAAGAAGGTCATCGTCAACACTAGAGAGCGAGAGAAATACGGAAGGTGGCTTGGATACATTTGGGCAGACGAGGGACAAGATGAACTAGGGGAGTCCATCAACGACGAGATGATTCGTCTCGGTCATGCCAAGCCCTACGATGGTGGTAAGAAAGAATAAACTGCTCTATAGAGCTTTAGGGGAGGGTACTAAGGGTATTAGCTTATCAAAGCCCTTAAAAGCAGACTTGTGGGTTACATCATTACTTTTAATCAGTGTGTCGCTATAGTTATCAGAGTCGTTTAAGACGCTAACATCTGCAATACCACAGATGTAAAAATCTAGTCCCTCCTTCATTACGATCACTTGAGGGTACTCGTGCTTTTTAGCCGTGATAGAAGGTTTCTTCAGCAAAGGATAGTCGTACTGATCCCCCTCTTTAGACCCAGTCTTAACGCCTATGGATAAACCACCACGCTCTAGATCTGGACTGTCGAAGTCAGCAGACTCACCCACAGAGAAATCTACCACCTCTCTGTGGTCTAACCCAAGATACACACAGACTGCTATCTCACCTAGCTTTCCTGTAGTATGCCTCTTCCTTATAGACCCACCATCGTTTTTGTACCCACCCTCACCCCTCTTTTTCTCTATGATGGGTGAGACCATCTCGGATACATACTGTTCAATATCTTCTGTTAGGGTGATTTTTGGTTTATCCGACACATATTTCCAAATAGTATGTGGGTTGTTTTGTGACCACCTTGATTTGTTTAGCCTCTCCGCCCAATCGCCATTCTTGTCCTCATCCCCCAAGCTCTCTAGAATCTTATCTAAGCTCACGCTGACCTCCTTTGGTTTCTCGTAGTTATTATGGGATTTAGGTGCTTAATAATTTGTTTATATACCCACAAAACATTGTCCAAATAACCCCAACAAGAGAGTATATAGAGTATGCCCCTAGTCCATCAGCACATCGTTGTCCGCTCCCATGTCATGAAGCCTCCCATGAGCGAGGAGGAGACGAAGAACTGGCTCAAAGAGCTTATTTCTAAAATCGACATGAAGATCCTAAACGGTCCTCATGCGACTTATTTAGATAAAGAGGGTAATAGGGGTGTGACGGGCGTCTGCATTATCGAGACTTCTCACATTGCAATCCATGTGTGGGATGAGGAGTCTCCAGGTCTTATTCAGCTTGATGTGTACTCGTGTAAGGACTTCGACAAAGAGGTGGTGTTCAAGCACTTTGAGTGCTTTGAGCCTGTCTCGACCGAGTGGTTCATGCTCGACCGCACCGACAAGTTATCCATTACGGACGACATACAGAAGAAATGAGCGATCCTCGTTGTGTGATAGGTGCGGATGTAAAGCTCATCGAGAAAACCCCTGAGGGTTGGATTCTCGATGGGGCTGTGTATGTATCGGATATATCCGATTGCATAATCATGCCCTCACCACACGACAGAAGGATAGTCTTGTCCGTATTGGAAAAGAAGCCCATGCCCTCTAAGCCCAATAAAGTTATCCCTCCTCTACCCCCTTTACCACCTAGCTCTGTGGGTGTGGCTGAAGTACCCCCACCCCCTCCTCACTTAACGGAGTACCCCTTGTTAAGTGAGGAGATTGTAGAAGTCGTACAAGACACCTTATTGGATAAGTTAGGGGACAAGTTAGGAGAGAATATGTGGGCAGTAGGTTTAGCCATAGGTTTTACGCTGTTAAAGAAGTTAATGACTCAACAAGGTCAACAAGCGAGCAAGGCTCAAGAGGAAATGGATAAAAAGTGCAAGGGGAGGCACTCAGACTCAGAGAGCTATAAGGCTGAGATGGAAGCTCGCATAAAGGAGCTTACTGAGCAACTGCAAGCGAGGGACTTAGAGCTTAAGGGGTTCGCTTCGAGGCAATCCCTTAGAGCTACAGACGAGAGGTTAAAAGCCTTGTATGAGGAGTTCCATAAGTTCAAGAAGGAACTGCTCTTAAACATAGACGAGGACTAGCCTCAGTCCTCATCCCCTCAAGAGCCGTATTAGTATCCAAAGTCCTCTGAGTTTTGGGAGATGACTTTCTCGATTTGGTCGATGTGCTTTTTAAGCACCACTACTGAAACACCACGAGCCTCTGCCCAATCGTTCTGGTTTTGGAAAGTCTCGTCTACCTTGTCACGATAGATTTGGTAGCGGATACCCCCCTGCTCTTCACCGAACTTTTGGTTGAGAAGGCGTTGGACATGGTTAGAGACCGATTCAGCTTCGGCTATCTTTTCAGCCTCGGTGGAGTAGTCGGCATAGAAGTAGTCGGTTTCCGTTTTTTCAGGGTTGTCCTCGTTGGTTCGGATAACCTGCTTGGCTGAGTTTTCCGATATGTAGGCGTAGCGTGAGCCTCGCTTACACTCTTGTTGGGTCTTACGACCGCGTTGGCGTTGAAGAGCGTCTTGCCCCTCCACCATGCTCGCCCGCCAGATGAACTGCTTAAAGTGGTAGAAGATGCTGTTAAAGGTGGGGTCTTTGCCCTTAACCAACATTGGAGAGAGGTTGTCTTTCTCACACAGAAAGACAACAAAGTCGTGGTAGTAGTCCTCAAGGTCTTGCATTGCAAATGCGGTAGTGCTGTCCCTTGCCCCATGACGGAGGCAAAAGTCCTTGAGCTTCTCGTAGTTTACAGACTTGCCCCCAAAGAGCCAATTTTCAGTCGCGTTCGTCTTACGCTTTTGACCGAAAGCCTTTGGTCTCTTAACTTGAGATGTGACCTCATAAGATGCCACCTGTAAGAGCACATCCGACCAATGCTCTTCCTTGAGAGTCGCCCTTGAGATTTGAGCCTCCACTTGAGCGATCTGCTCTTTCAGAGCGTCCGCTTGGGCGTAGAGGCGGGTAAGAGTATCCTTTAAATTTTTCAACACTATGGGTCTCCTCGTACAGAGGGTTAGGTGTGCCTTAAGGGTTAGTCACCAGGCACGGGAGTACACATAGTAGGTACATCGAACATAAAAATCAAGTTCAAAATCAACCCCCCCAGAAAAAAGATCGTAGAGGTGTGGGTGTGGGGGGGAGACTCGAAAAAGATTTTTTTTTGTTTATACCCCTGCTCTTGCAAACGAAACCGATCTGAGAAATGGATACTTATAATGGATAAGCAACTACAACGAGTGGGCATGATGTTGGAGCTTAGTGGTCTAGCTGAGACCAACAAGCAAGCCTCAGAAATCTTAGGGCTGTTACGCAAGCAAGCTGGAGTAGACAAGTTCGCCATGATGCCGACGAAGTGGAAAGACTCAAAAAAGAGTTATCATGGCACGATACCCTTAGACTCTTTACAGGGTTATTTCGTTCAGATGTGGTGGGGTGCTTTAAAGAAGCTAGGTTTGACAACTCTTGAGTGTCCACCTACATCGGACATAAAGGTACTCAGTCGTGCTTTGGGTGCGTCCTCTTTGTTCGGTAAGCTCATTAAGAATCCGCTTCCAGATTCAGACCCTCGTAAAGTCCTTTGGGCTTCATTAAGGGAGGCTTGGAACAAGCACAGCACGGATTTCGAAACCTCTTGGAACAGGATTTTCGAGAGAGCTTATAACGCCACGAACTACATCAGAGGGGATAAAAGGATACCTGACTCTGAAACACGAACACAGCTTGAGATGGAGCAAGCCTCTGCGGTGTTCGATAGGTACTTTAAGGGCAATAAACTTTACACATTTGTGCAGAGTCTGAACCTTAGTAATCCCGAGTCTGTTTTTGAGCAAGCCTCGGCATTGGTGGTTTCTAATATCGCTAATGGGAACCACTCTTCAAAGTCAGTCTCTACAAAGCCCACGGACTTTGAGGCTCCAGAGGGTGGTGAGGCTTACAACTTCAGTGCTGAGGATGCCTTTATTCCTTACGGTTACACAAGGGACAGTGGCAACACTCCACTTACTGATGCTCAACTACAAACCAACCAACAGATTTTGGAGGAGGCGGAGAAGCAAGAGGATTGGGCCGAGCTTGTTCGTGATATGCAAAAGAACGATCCAGATTTCTACAAGGACTTAATGGATATTGTATCCGAAACTGTAGAGATCAAGAGGTTGTCTCCTGAGGCGGTTTTATCCACAAAGATTACTACTCTAGCACAGATGGAGATCCTTGCTACGCTCATAGACGACTGCTTATCGGCAGAATCTAGGGATAGGATAAAGAGGTCTGCTCTTTCAAGCATCAAGGCAGGCACATACGCGATTCTCTATGCGTATCTTGTGATGGCAGGTTTCACTTTTAGCACTCGTGAAGGGGAGAGCGTCACCATTAAGTTATCTGGAAACCCCTTCTTGGTTAACTACAGATCTTTCCAAAGGGATGTGGCAGTACCGCTAAGGTTAGCGGATGACTTTGAGAGGGTGGTCTCACGCTTGTGGGGGCTCATTGAGAAGTACATACCCAAAAAGCTCTTTAAGGCGGACTTAGAGACCTTTAGCACACAGATGCAGAAACTTGTGTTCGGTGGTGTTCACCCTGGTGTTGCTTTCCCTGAGATCACCCTAAAGGACAGCCGTTGGTTCTTGGTTTCTTGTCTTAAAGAGTTCATTCGTTTGAGGATGATTCTTGAAATCTCGGACGAGGATGTTTTAGAGGAGTTCGAGCCAGAGATGGATGGGGATTTGTGTATTAAGGCTCTTAGGGCTATCACGATTGCTCCCACACAGATTGTAGAGGAAGCGAGATTAGCCCTCATTAGTAGTATCGAGAAGAGAAGGTAAAATCCCTTATCTATTTATGATGACACCCATGTAGAGAAAACACACTCTTCGTGGAGTGACATCATATTATGAGTAAAGACTTACAGATCGCATATGCGTGTCCGCATTTGATACGATATGAAAGAGTTTCTTTGGACAGCGGTCGGTTTGTATCTGCCTCTAGTCCCATAGAGGGGGATAACCTACTTGTTCTTAGACGAGATGGTGTCGAACTGCCCGCTGAGGGACTCTTTAGGGAAGCATTTATCCAATGCCCTCTCAAAGGTCCTTATCGGATAAAGACGGATAAGAACTCTCTTACGCTTGTCTTGGAGGGTGGTGCTACATATCAGGTGTCTATCCCACCTAAGATTTACAGCACTACGGCACTCGTGACTTTACTTAATGGAAAGTTCGGTGAGATTTCTGTTTTGGAGGATAACTTATCGGTTCGTTTTACGGATGAGCAAAGGGGTGTTGGTTTTAGTCTTTATGGGACAGCGATGGAGAGCTTGGGTTTTGTGGTATCCAAAGTCAGAGCAAAGCCTTTACGCCTAACGCCCTCTTGGAAACTGCGGAAAAGCACAACTGGGGGTTATTTAGTAGCTTTCGATAAGCCTCTCGATCCGGAGGGCTTATTAGATGTCACCTATACGACCACAAAGAGCGAATGTCGTAGGTGCAACGCCACTGGGGTGGAGAACGACATAAGGTTCTCTATGGATGGTGATTTATCCACAATAGAGGGTTATGACTTATTGTATCAGAACATAGCAAAGACGCTTTTGACCATACAAGGGAGCAATCCTTATCACGAGTGGTATGGGTCGAACGCTGTAGGTTTGGTGGGTAAGAAGTCCACCACTGCTTTACCTTCTCTGATCCGACAGAGCGTTAAAGAGGCATTGGATAGATTTCAGGGTCTTCAGCGAGAGCAGGCGAAGTTACAGAGGGTATCTAATGAGGAACGCTTATTGAGCGTAGACAGCGTGACGGTGGAACGCATAGGGTCAGATGAGACATCTGTCTTGTGTACGGTCGTCGTTCGGGCGGCAAGTGGTTCGCCCGTTAACATAAACATTGTGTTTGCTGTACCTGGCAGTATTCCACTTGATGGAGATCTAAGATGAGCCTTTTTGAAATAATCAAACCTGATGGGGTTAAGACTTCCAATCCCTCTGTCGTTTACTCTACTCTCAAAGACGAAGTGACCATTAGGGGTAACATCGAGGGATACACGAGTATCGTCATAACTTTTAATGGAACCACCTACACTTCCACCGGTATAGACTCAGATATAAGCATATTGGATAACTCTTGGTTATTCCCATCTGTTGGTGGTATAGACATCACTCAAGGTACGAACTCTTTTGAGATAGTAGCCTCAGGTGTGGGTTTATCCAATAAGTCCATACGGCTAGACATAGTATCTCCAGAGAACGAGCAGATATCTCCACCTGCTCCACCCACGAACATCAGAGTTTCTCGTCTCCAAAACGCTGTAGAGATTTCTTTTAACCACTCGGACACATCCGTGAGCTATTACAATGTGTATGGCTCATCAGCAAGTGGTGGGGGTCTTAATGGATACTTTTTGGTAAACGCGGTTCCTTTAGATCCAGTGACTTACGGTGTGCGTGTTGAGCAGTCTACAACACTTGGTGACTTGAGTGTGGATTTGAGTCCACAAGATGCCGACCCTTTATTTGTGGGGGTGCAGGCGTTGCAGAGTTCTAGTTCTCAAACCTTATCTACTACTAGCTTGGGGGATATTGAGATTCCAGAGGGTGCTATAAGGGTGAGGGTTACCTCTGTGGTTTCTTCTCTAACTCTTAATGAGACAGTTAAGTTTAAGCACTCTAGGACAGCCACCCCCAACTCACAACCACCGACCTATCAGATAGGTGAGTTCTCGACCTTACCCGCGACTACTCCCATTTATTATGTGGTCACAGCAGTTAAAGTGGCTGACGATGTTGAGATAGAGTCCTCTTACAGCATAGAAGTGGCAGGACAGCCCATAGAGGTTCAATCCACCAATCTGAGCCTCCCCAATGTATCGGATAACGACATCACAACGAGTCTTATCCAATCAATCTACGCGGCGGACGAGGATGCGAGCGTTCAAGCTGGGTCTGCCATCCGAGACTTGATGATAGACCCTATGGTGTCTGAGCTATCTAGGGTGCGTTTTGTGTTGGACTACACCTATCGAGCCACGAGCTTTTTGAGCCTATTACGGATAGACGACCCCTTAAACACAGGTGCTTCCATTTCTGTGTCTGCGAGTTCTTACAAGCTCGCTCTGAAAGACGCTTTGTTTTTACAAACGGATGCTCAGACACAGAACCTCATAGACTCTTCCTTTGACCGACTTGCCTCTAACTTTGGCTTGTCCCGCAGAATAGGCGTAAAGGCGAGGGGAGAGGTGGTGTTTTATGTTTCCGCTAAACCCACCTACACTATATCAGTTCCTCTAGGGACAGTTCTGACAGGCGGTGGAGTTTCCTTTAAGACGACTGAAACGGATAGCTTTAGTCCAGAGAACGCATCGAGCCTCTACAACCCTATCCGTAAACGATATGAGCTTACTTTACAAATAGAGGCGATAAATGAGGGTTCAAGCGGAAATGTAACGAGCGGTCAGATCACACAAGGTGCTCCAGCAGGGTTGAGGGTTTCCAATACCGCACCAACTTTTGGGGGACAAGACACAGAGAGCAATAGTGATCTGTCCGCAAGAGCTTTGGGTTATTTATCTTCTGTGGATGTCGGCACTCGTAATGGATACTATCGCGTAGCACGAGAGACAGCAGGTGTATCCTCCGTCCTCATTATTGACGCAGACAGCCCCTACATGGTCAGAGATGATGGGATCGGTGGCAAAGTGGATGTGTGGGTAAGGGGTGAGAGCATAGCGAGTGTCACCGATGTGTACGCCCCCACCTACAAAACCAAACGCGGTGCTAGGTTCTTGCCCCTCATTAGCGAGGGGGCTTACATCTTCAAAGTGGCAGACATCTCGTCCCCCTCTATCTTTGAAATGATCGACAGAGAGGACTTGGGTCTTGGACTCCGTAACGCCACCACAAATGAGTTCTTCGACTTATCCAATGTGGTCATATCTAATGGGAATACAATCACATTGGATAGTTCGATAGTACAGCCCTCTTATGTGTTTGGGGATGTGATACTAGGTGACTATAGGTCTAGCACCTCGGCAAATATCGTCTTAGATAGACAGCCTGTAAGAGAAGTCTTATCCGTGGCGAAAGAAGATGGGACACTCTTGGGTTTTGAGTTTGTTAAAGCTGAAGACCCCTTGAGGCTTGGGCAGTCAACTAGAGCTTCCGATTATGTGGTGGTGACGAATGATGGTTTGGATAAGTTTAAAGAAGTCTCCCAAGAGTCTCATACGCTCATAGGATTTTACGGAGACCGTTTAGCCTATTTGGGTGTCGATGTGAACAGCATAGTGGTGACGAACACATCGGGTGTTGTGTTCGATAGCCCTCTCGACCCAAGTGTTTCCCAACCCCATTATGAGATCATCTCAGAAGTCGATCAGGTTTCTATACGCAGAACGAGCGTCAGTGGCGGTATAGCAGATGGGCAGATAGTGCTAGTCTCTTATCGTTACATAGAGAATATCACCATCACCTACAAGACGAACCTCGTTTTATCCAATCTACAATCAAACCTAGATGCGAATAAGCACTTAGGGGCGGATGTATTGGCTAAAGAGGTTTCTCCAGTATTTGTGGACATCAAAGCTGTGGTGGTCTTAGAGCGGGGTACACCCATCTCCACAGCGGACTCCCTCATACGCAACAACTTATCCAATCTTATCTTAGGGCAAGTACTCGGTGGGACGCTGAGAGTCTCAGATGTCATTAGGGAGATAGATAGCAGTACAGGCGTTAGCTATGTCATCATGCCTCTCACACAACTCGCTCTACAGCAAGGGTCTAGTGTACTAAGAGAAGAAATCTTAGTGGGTTCTCTCCGAAACATCACCCAACTTAACAACCCAACACATAACTTATGGTTATTGGATAGCCCTTTATCCAATGTGGTGGGGGTCGGAGGGGGTGCGACCGCTCGTGTGTTTTTAGATGGAGCGGAGATACCCCTCTTGAGCGTCTCACAGAGGGGACTCAAATCAAATTGGATAACCACGAGTGCATCGCTCATAGGTTTGGAGGGGTTGAGTGTTTACGACTCAACTATCTCTGCGTATGTGAACATAACAGCGAGCCAAAATAAGGTTTTGTTGTGTTTGCCTATAGGCGATCACCCTAGCAATCATCTTCTGAGTGCCAACTACACAACTGGAGACTCCACAGGTGTGGTGTCGGACATAGTGGTGAACGAGTTTTCTTATTTACAAGTGGGCGACTTGAGCTTTACTTACGAGGAGGAACGATGAGCGTTTATCCGTATGACCCAAGATTCCAAAAAGACCCACTTGGGGCGACTACCAAGTCGAGTTCTAGGCGACTATTAGAGGATATCCTATCCGAAAGGATAGTGTCCTCTCTAGCTCGTAGCACTGCTTCTAACTATATCACGGAGTCCTACGGATCTAACCACCGCATATTTTATGAGGGTGTAGCGAGCTTGCTCTCAGAGATCCTCGTGGACTCGGTGGACAACATAGACGACTCTGAACTGAGCCAACTTAGAGCAGAGTTCTTGTCCACCCGTTTGCTTTACTCGATTTTTCCACCTACGAACAACTCTGTACCTGAGACGGATACTATCGAGGAACTGCATAAGATACTTATTTTAGCCTTAGAATCTCTTTTTAGAGGTAGCACCCTAGAGTCCATAAAGCAAGCATTGGATAGTGTGTACTCAGAGAAGGTAGGTTTAGAGCTTGAGGGGTACATAGTCCGCCTCACATCGAGTATATTAAGCATCACAACGATTGAGGACAACCACCAACACTTCGTATTCACCCAATCTAAAGGTCTTGGCTCGACCACTTATCCAATAGGGCTGAAATGGGGTGATGATTTACACTCGCACCTGATCGTAGATGGTGTGGTGCAACCTTACACAGACGCAGAGGGTAACACACATACACACGAGGTCTCTTTAGGACTTATTCCGAATGTAGTACGCCTACAAGAAAACCTAAGGAAAGTCCTCTCGGTCATTAAACCTGCCCATATCAAGACAGGTACTATTTCATCGGTGTTGGAGGAAAATGGAAACCTCGGTGTCTCCGAGGACGAGATGATCCTAAGCCTCGGTGGTCTTTATCAAGACGACATGAGACGAGTGAGGCTCGGCACTTGGGAAGATGTCTTATTTGGATACGCCTCGAATAAGACCTTGAGGGTCTATCGCACGAATATCACAAAACCCAACTCCCTCTTGGTCAAACCCAACGAAAACTCATCTACTGGTCAACGCACACGAGTCTTATCCATTTCCTCAAGCGTCCCTGCTAACGGAGAGTACACCTCTTGGAGCTTTCCATTAGACTCCGCCTCTGAAGCACTTTTTAGATCTACAGGTGTAGACACCCTCTCTGTAGATAATGGCTTCATCACAGGTAAAGACTCGTCAGACCCTAGCTCAGAACAAATACCAGCTTATTTCACCGATGGTAGCCTCGTTCTCTTAAATGGCGTGGCTTACTACATAGAACTGTTTCTGACCGAACCACCCAAGTACAAAGTCTCAGCACAAGTCATAACCACCGACACACGCTTAAACGCAACAAACAGCGTTGTAGAAATCACCAATCTATCTAGTCCGTGGAAGGTTCGCCAAGACATACGCTATGAGACATACACCTTCACTTACTATCCTCCAGCAGGCTCGGCTAACCTTTGGTTCAGCCTACCTCCTCTGAATGTACGGTTTTTCTACAAGGGCATTGCCCTCAACCCCACCAACTCTTTCTCGATATCCATTAATGGTGTGGCTGTCCCATCGAGCGTACTGAAGTTTTATAGCCACTACGACAACAACTTCTATCTGCTTAATGCGGGCGACTACTCGGCTGTACTCAATCCCCTTGATCGTGTGACGATCACCTACCCCTATGACGAAGATGAAGTTTATCGGTTTACATCACTCAATGACCCCCGCTTAGTCTTAAACGCCACACGCAAAGTAGGACAAGTCACCACCACCAACGGACGCAAGAGTTCTTACTTAGCTCCATCCGCTCCCCCTTACTACATTCGTCGCAAAAACTATGTACTGAACAAAGTAGTGCCTATATCCCCTTACACTACAGAGTATCGTGATGCAACCTATGGGATAGGGTCTACCTCCACCACAAATACGATCACACAAAAGATTAACAGCTCCTTTGTGTTAAACAGAGTTTCCCCTTCGTCTAAGGTGGCAAGTGTTTCCGCTCCCGCCACGAAAGTCATTACTACAAAAGATGGGGTTATCTCGTTTGTACAGCTTGGGTTCAAACCAGATTACATATTATCCATTTTTGATGGTGGTGGTACTGAGTACATAGGAGCATTGAGCAAAGGATATCTCAGAGTAGCTGGGATAACCACCCCCACAACATTAACAATATCAGCCTTGAGTACTAGCCCCTTAACGGATAGTGGGACTTGGTATGAGGGCAGTAAATACTTAGAGGGACAAGCTCCCCTTAAAAAAACAGAACACTCGGTGAGCGGTCTGACTGAGAGTTCTGCCGATGAGATTATGGCTAACCCCTTAGGGTTGGCAGAACCTCAAGTGGGCGGAGGATTTAAAGACGCGGTAAGGAGCGTTATAGCCCGCTCTAGTTCGACTTCTATTGGCACTAGGGGTGAACCAGCCTTCTATGAAGACCGACCCACCTCTTTTGCTGTTGGTGGATACCTCTCTGAAGTTCATACTGAGACTCAGTACTTGGACGAGGTCTTGTATGGGGATTATTCCCTCTACCTTTTAGGACCCATCAGCACCACAGAGCTAACTACCCTTACAACTATCCCTACATATCTGTTTTTCCATTATAGCTTCCTCAGTACCTTCGGTGGAAATGGATACTACTTTTCCATTTACCGTATAAGCTCAGACGGCATTAAGTACTATCAGACCCTTTATCCATTAGCCGATAGCGGAGCGTTTGAGTGTTTTGAAGAGCATCCAGCACCACCCAATGGGGCTCCGCTCGCTTATCGTTGGAAAGACGATGGGTCTGGAAGCGGTTTCTCTCTTAACTATCCCAATGGGAGCTTCCCTACTTATGAAGCCGACCCTAATGGGTACTTTAATCATATTCCCAATCAGACCTATTATGTAGAAGTGTACATGGAGCAGAATGGGGGCATAGACGAGCTTTACTTCTTCTCTAGTGGCACTAACGCCCCATACACGCTCGGTTCTTCATGGACGACTTCATCCGAAACATACGCCCTAGACGACCCAATGGATATGGGCTTCGGTAAAACCTACACCTTTCAAGTGACCTTCGCCACCAACCCAGGTGAGGTCACTTCTTGGTTGCAGATAGCAGACCCTGCTCCATCGGCTACAAAGAGTTCTGAGGAGGTCGGAGCTACCATAGAGATCATAGCGGATGTACTCTCACCTAGTGAGCCTCTCTACGGAGAGAGAGTATCTTTCATCCCTAATGGTGGCTTGTTTACTCCATTGGGGTTGCCATATTCTTTAGACCCAGTACCAGCCATATTGGATAGCGTTTCGATAGCTGAAACGAGGAACATTCAAGAGTTCTTACCCACCACAGCAGACACTCTCTCTTTGAGTTACCTTTTATCGCCTTGTTCGATCACTGAGACGACCCAAGCTATAAACGACTCATTCACCTACACTTATAGGGTGGCTTTAGCCGATAGCTTATCTGTAAATGATGGGTCTACACAAGCCACCCAACTTATCCTAGAAGACAGCTTATTGTTGTTAGACGAGATAGACCACAAACTCGGTCTTAACTTTTCTGACACATCTGTGGTCGTAGATACTATCCAAGCGAGCTTAGATATCAGTTTGACGCTTGAGGACTCTGTGTTTGTCGCGACAAACACTGTCTCTACTACATATGGGTTCTCTCCCTCTATCTCTGTAGAGAGCGTTCCCTTGCCCTCTGATACGCTCACCACGAACCTAACACTCAGCAGAGGGGTACAAGACTCTCTATCTGAGATATTGGATAGTGTGGTTTTGAACCTATCAGGATATGACTTCTCGGATGTAGTACAGCCCGCAGATGACCAAGTGGCTGTACTTTATGCTTACGCCCCCACCGCTGTTCAAGACACGCTCGGTGGTATCTTAGATGATGTGCTGTTCAAGTACAGCGTACTTGAGGGAGACTCTGTTAGCCCCATATTGGATAGTGTATTAACGCAAGTTTCGGAGTATTTACTGCTCGACAGCGTGACCATTAGTGATGATGTAACCCTCAACTACGCCTACACAAGCCAAGCTCTTCTTGATGCGGTTTTAGCCCTACAAGACGAAGTGACACATAGGGTGAGTTCCTTCAACCTAACGGATAGCTTGACGAATATCCTAGATGAAGTGGGCGTACTAGAAACACGCTCTATCAGCCTATTGGATAGCTTGAGCTTAACCGACAGCGTGAGTACCTCTTATGTGTATGGGAACATCAACATAACTGAGAGCGTTGCCTCTATTTTAGACTCTGTCTCGACCTCTTACTTGTTCTCGGCTTTGACGCTCTCGGATAGCGTGTCGGCTCAAGTGGACGCTGTACAAGCGTACATAAAGAGCCTTCACATAAGCGACCAAGTGGGCGTGACGGATGAAGGCTCTGCCCGCATCTCGTCTTTTGGGGTGACTGACGACTTATCCATTACTGATGTGGTGGGCATCACAGTACCTGTCATTTCTGTTTCTGACAGCACTAGCCTATCCGATGTTGGGCAAGCACATATATCCTCAATAAAGACATTGGATACTTTGTCTTGGGGGGACACAATAGAAACGAGTTTGAGTTTAACTTCTTTATTGGTTGAGGACTTGGTTGTATTGAACGACACGGTTCTAACAACTTACGCACTTAATGGTTTGGATTTGGTGGATACCGTAGGTTTTAGCGACTCTGATGTAGAGATCACACCCATTGTTTATGTTTCGGATAGTGTTTCTGCCCCCACAGACGAAACAGATACAGTTCAGTTATTCGAACCTTTGGAAAAATCTGATAGCGTAGTGTTCTCAGACGGTGTTTTAACAAGCTATGTCTTATTACCCAGCTCAGTATCTGAGAGCGTACCTGATGTAGAAGACTCTACGGATTTGTCTTTGAGCTTAACCTCGACTTTGAATGAGGGGGCAGTGAGCGTTTTAGACACGGGACTTGCTCGCATCTCCTCTAAGTTCTTGTCCGATACCCTAGATATGACGGACGATGTTTCGACCACTTATGAGGAGTCCTTGAGACTTGTAGATGGGAGCATAGCGTTTGCGGGTACAGACACGAGTTATCTTGTGGGTGCGGACATATCTGCGTTCGATACGGGTACTAATGCCTTCCGCATAGAGTGGTGGATGTATTTGGACAGCACAGGAGCTGGAAATAACCCTGTTGTGTTCTCAAGAAATCTTAGGGGGACATCGGATAGATTTAGGGTGAAGCTCCTCAATAAGACAGGTCTTCAACTGTCCCTTTCTACAGGTTCTGCCCTTGTAACCAACAGCTTTGGTTCCGTTGCGAATGACGAGTGGGTACACATCGCTATCGTTGGTCGTAGCTCGGTTGTAAGGGCTTATGTGAACGGAGTACAGCTTGGTTCGAGCTGGTCAACGACCTACAACATCACCAACGCAAGCACTGCCGCTTTCTACATAGGAAACGAGACAACCCCCATAGCAGATACTGCTTTCAAGGGCTACATCACCAACCTAAGGTATCTTTACCAAATCTCAGGTGCATCCGACCTCACCACACGAACAGGAACATTCAGCATCCCCACAGCACCTTTACCATCTGTTTCTCTTAATGTGTTTAGGCTTGTAGCTACAGATTCGTCAACCGCGTTTACAGGAACAGGAACTACACTAACTAATACCTCTTCTGTGTCTTGGTCTAGCTCCGTACCTACAATCACTGACCCCATGAGTTCTCTGTCGTTAAATGGGGTTATATCTTTTCCCTATGCTAATGGATACTTGAGCAGACTGAGCGACAGCGACTTTAACTTGGGCTCTGGGGACTTTACCATAGAGTGGCATCAGTATTTAACGACCACAGAACTAGCCACCAGCTACTCTCATAGGGCTTATATCTTCGACCTAGACTACACCGCTGCTATAAAACAGATTTCTGTGTATTACGACTCCGCATTGGAAAAGATTGTTTTGTTCTATCGTGTGAACGGATCTACCTCTTACACGATTGGCTATCAAGTTAACAACATAAGGGACAGATGGTCTCACTTTGCCCTAAGCAGACACAATGGTACTTTGTACCTTTACCAAAATGGATACTCTTTATCCGCCACCAAGATAGACGATGCCTTCTCTCTCGCAGACTTCTCTACTGGCAGTAGCGGTAGCTTCTACATAGGCACAGACAAAGCTCTAACATCAAACTACTTCTTTAATGGATACCTATCCAACTTTAGGTTGAGCGTGGGTATAGCGAGGCATACAACAGCGGACGCTCCATTTACACCCCCCACGAGTGTTTTCACCACGGATGTCTACACTAAGCTCTTGCTTACTGCGGATAGCCTAAGCGATCTTGGTACAGATACAAGTGGTTCATCTAATACTATGACTTTATCCAATGTAGAGTGGGAGAGTTTCTCAAAATCCTACGCGGATAAGTCTCTGAGTGTGGCGGTGCAGACGGGATCTTCTGTTTACGGTGCTTCTCAGTTCTTTGTCTATAGCTCTAACGATTACTACGCTAGACAAGCGAGGGGAAATAACTCGTACCCAACTCTTGTATCGAGCTTGCCTAGATATAAAGAGCTACCCACGAACGCTTTGGCTTACGAGGGCAACTATAAAGGGGCATATGAGCCTGCTTTGAGTGCTGGGTACTCCAATACCACACCCACCCAACCCGACTTGGTATTTAAGGCATTAGCGACTAGCACTAGAAACAATGTGGTCGAGGAATACAACTCTCCCTCTCAACCCACAGAGTACAAAATCTTCTCTCGGTTGAATAACGATGCGAGTCCTACTCCAGAGTTCAACATCGCCTTCCGATACAAAAATAACACATGGGGTAGCTATTACAATCTGTTCCCCTCCACAGGTGCCACTAACATCAGACGCAACTACCTACACACGCTAAGAGTAAACAGCGATGGCACGACCACATTTACACAAGACACCACAGGACAGACGGCACTTTATCCTTATTCGACAACCGTGAGGCTCTACGCTTATTTTAAGAACTTGGACAATGGCTTGGGGGCGAGTGCCACACCACAGTCCACCGTGTTACTAAGGACTGACCCCTCGTTAGGTTCATTAACAGGGCAAGTGGCTTCTGTTCCTAGTGAGTACTCTTTTACAGGTGGTTTAATACCCAAGACTTTGATTACAAACACGAATAATGTGTCTCAAATGTCTTGGCAGGTTGTTACAGGTACTAAGTATAGGTTGTACCTCGACAAAGCCACAGGAGTAGATTTAATCCTTGCGTTTAGAGCGTACACCTACACAGCAGGTGCGACCGATTACAACACGCTGTATGACGCGAACAACCCCCCCAACTACAAGTCGTTCTCTAACGCTGTGTGTCAGCAAAACCTCTATCTTCAAGTGCTTGAAGATGGCTCAGTTCTTATCACTCAATCATAAACCCTTTATGATTGAGTGCATACAAAGGCAACCCTCTAAATGGAGTATCCGATATGATGATCATCACAGGTAAAGTACACGCTATCGTCCGCAACACAGCAGGCGAGGTTATCCAAGAAGTCTTTGGACCTAACGCTGTTGTGGAGATGTCGAATAATATCCTCATGGACTCGATTTTCCCCAAGCTCGGGACCAACGCATCCCCCACGGCTATTCCCAATAGACCCGAGGGTACGAACATGACGGATAACACGACCTTCCCTACAGGTGGCAACTACATCGGTGCAGGTGGAGCGAGCCAAACTATCCAAGAAGCGGCTCGTAATCACATTGCCTATATTGCTGTGGGCGATAACGAAGGCTCTAACGATACGGGTGTGGCGAATCAAAACCAAAAGGTCACGATGGTAGACACGAGTTTCGATCCTACGGACGCTGTGACCGTGTATGCGAGGAGCGTGGACTCAGTCACTTTCCCTGCATACAACCAAGTCAAGTTCACCACAACTTACTCCACCGCACAAGGCAACCTCGCAGGTGGTATCTCTGAAATAGGTCTTTGGACAGCGGGCAATAACGCGGACGCAAATGGGTTCATCACCTCTGAAGTCCCCACAACCTCAACCAACATGAGATTGTTTGCCCGTAAGATCCTCGCTAATGCGATCACCAAGACCGACGATGGTACACTTGAGATTAACTACACTCTAACCTTTGGGGCGTAAAGGTTAATGGGTGGGGTTTAAACACGCTAGGTGTGTGGGGTTGTAGTTATTTAATACTCCATAACCTAGCCCCATAGGTCATGGAGGACAATATGATCAAATCTGTAATCCCACCACCCAAGACTTCCAGTATCCAATTTGGCTTGGGCTTTTCTGAGCTAGGTGTCAAAGTCAAAGGTGATGTCTTTGGCGTACTGCTCCATGCCGATGGGCGTGAAGAAGTCGTATTGGATAAGTCGAACATCTACACACTGGACGGTGGTGTGTTGGCGGCCTTGTTATTTTCTGGTGACTCCCGCTCTCGCCCCATAGATATGCTCGGTGTGGGTACAGGAGCGAGCGGAAACGCTCAGTCACCAGATGTGGCGGATAACCGTCAACGGAGGCTACAAACTCCCCTCTATCGCAAGGCTTTCTCTACGCCTATTTTCCGTACCGCCCTCGGAGAAATCTCGGAGGATGTAGATGGAAACTCTATCCCCACCAACATTGTGGACTTCACAACGACCTTTGAGGCGAGCGAAGCTGTAGGTGCTTTGACGGAGATGGGTCTTTTATCTACGGCTGATGGGGTAGAGGGTTCAGTCTTTACTCCTGTTCAAGAAGATGGCTCCGATGTCGTTTTCCCAAGCAGAGATACGACCGTAGATATATCCGATTACGACATACTTGTGAACTACTTGACCTTCCCTGTGATAAATAAACCCAGTGGATCAATCCTAGCCATCACTTGGCGACTCACCTTTTAAATAGGGAAAGGGTTATCCATTATGACTAAGTATCTATCTACGGTCAGTAGGAGCTTGTCCCCCACTGATTACGCTTGGGACTCGGTGGTTCATCAGTTTGCCCGCCCCCTCTTGGACAGCGAGCTAAACTTATCACAAGACATACTATCCGAAAAGACACGACCAGATCTCCCCTCAGGTATCTTAACTCGTTATCCAATAAACGATAACGAGGTTGGATTTGAGTTCTTAAAGCCAACAGATGGAGACTTTGAGCCGAATGTTCTGAGGCTCAAGCGTTTCAAAGCATTGGTGGCTGGAAAAATCCTCGATGTTAAAAGCACCTCATCCACGACCACGATAAATAAAGTCATTTTACCTGACCCTGAGACCACAAGTGGTCCTGGCACCAACACCAAAAGAACCGACTTTGTGTTCTTAGAGATGTGGCTTCAAGAAGTCACCCCCTCCATGAACGCACGAGCTAGACTTCGTGCCGTAGGCGTGTTAGCTGGAGATACGCTCACCATAGGTGATGGTGTTAATCCCGATGTAGTGCTGACGGCAGATACCGATTTCTCTGTGGGTGCCTCCAATCCACATACGGCAAGAAACATCTCTGAAGCCATAAACAACTATGACGGACTCAACCTCGGTTTAACGCTAGGTTCGGTGACGATTACGGCTGAGACCAGAGGTTCTGACTTTCTGTTTATACTGATGACAGGTGGGGCTGACGGAAACAATATAACCTTTACGCCTAGCTCCTTGTCCTCCATAGAGGTGACCAATACTTCTTCAGGTGGTACTACAGGTACGGGTAAACCCGATGCCAACCATGTGTACTATGCGGGAAATGTACTATCCGATAGTTCACTATGGCTTGATGACGACATACAAGACCCCAACATAGCCACATCTAGCACAAGACGAGTGCAGGTGCAGTATCGCATAAGGGTCTACTCAAGCACCTTTTTTAACCCAGTCACCACCCCCTTTGGTTTGGACGATGGGTCTATCTATGCACAAGGTGGAGCAGGTTCAGTAGTCTCCCCTTACATATTCTCTCGTCACGACACCGACTATGGATTATGGATAGCTGGGAGTGGAGACTTAACCTCGGCTACGGACTTAAATACCGTAGACGGATTCGTTTATGCCATACCCCTTTGCTTTGTGTTTAGACGCAACCAAGCTGATGTGGGTAATGGATACGGATTCAACCCTTATGACGATGTAAACACGGGTCTGTTATCTACACATGACGGAACATTTACGAACGCTGTTATCTGTGCCGACCCCATACCTGTAGGTGAATCGGATAGACCCGATGGGTTATTTGCCGATGAGATTTCTGAGGCTGATGTATTGGACTTGAGGAGGAGGGTCTTTCCACAGGGTGTGGACTACTCTTCTGCCTTAGAGTATCAGTTCCACTCATTATTGGATAACACCAACAGAACATGGTTCTTAGACGAGTCCGTGTTCAACACCTATGGCGACAGCACAGGTGGTATATCAACGACACCGATGGTGTGTGATGTGTTTGGGTTGGAGGATTTGTCTAGTGGAAACTACAAGAGAGACTTTGACCGCATAGCTCGTAGGTTCTCGACCGCTCCTTTAATCGAGAGAACGACAATAGTCGCGTACCCTCAAGACTCCTTTACGGTGGCACCTTTTTTTGTCTCTCCCAACGGAGTAAGCGTAACTTCAGCGGGGGGTGATCCAACGAAGTGGTTTGAGGGTGACGAGATCATCATAGACTTTCAGCAGTTAAATGCTCGCTCTAATGCCCTATGGGTCAACTTTGAACCTGGAGACCCACAGACTGATAATCCAAGTGATTATTGGATAAGTGGGACTAAGGTGTTGGATGTGGGGTTATGCTGGCATGACGACACTGATGGTAGCCCTACCTCCACCACGAACAATAGGGCTAAGTTTTCCAAAATAGAAATCTTGTCCGAAACTCAAGTGAAACTGACACTTGGTAGGAACGCACAACTTGCCAACAGAGGAAATGGGGTCACACCACCTGCACCGACTGAGTGCTTGGTGGGCGACTCTACAGGCAACACGGGCAGTGCATATGGGTTGTACATAGAGGTGATTTTGGAATATCCAGCTACGGATAAGGGCTTGACCGAGACACCCATAGGTTCTCTAGAGCCAAGTGTGACGGCTTATCCAACAGGAGCAGTGCTTAATCTACCCGTAGGGACAATGCCTCATGATGACGCTGAAAACGAAAAGCCTTTGGTTTATCTAGCTGATCAAAGGCGAGAGGTATCCATTGAGTACATAGGGCAAGCTATCACGACAGAGCTTGTGTCTATAAGCGGAACGGCTGTTAGACTTCCTTACAGGGTGTACTACGACGGAATAACGCCTCCCACGGTAGAGGACATATCTGGAGGTGCTGAGGATGGGACTCTTAAGACGCTCATCTTATCGGAGTGTAAGTTTGGACAAGCGGAGACGCTTCTCGTTTGGGTGGCGGATACGATAACAACACCTAGATTGGTGAGCGTTACGGCTTATCCATTATTGCCCTGTGTGCCAACAAAGGTGAGTTATTATCTCTACTACCGAGCGGTGTGTCCTCAGACTTGTGGGACAAAGGTGGGTTCGGTAAGTGGATATTGTCCTGACGAGTTAGAGCTACAGCCCTTGAGTGTATCGAGGAACATCACAACCTTATTGCAAGGTGCTGGGGCAAGCACATCTGGTTATCCATTTTATGCCCCTTATGAGCAACTAGGTACGAGTTCTTTGGCAGAGACGACTTATGTGTACACCGAGTGGGGGGTGTTAAATGGGACCGAGGTGTACTTAGATGATTTACGGATAAACACGGGCATGGTGGATTTGCCGAGCTTTGTGCCTTTTGTGAGTTCTGTGAACATCACACTAGGTGAGATTACAGGCGGTGGAGTTCCGACAAAGGATAACGAGGGTCGTGTGGTTTATCCAACTCTAGAGAACGCGAGCTATTTCCCATCAGCTTTTGCCAAGAACTTGAGTGCGTTTTATCGGGACTACAAGACCTGTTTGCCTGCTTTGATGAAAATCACTTCGGACGAACACACGCTTTATCGCAAGGGTGAAGTAGTCCTTGTGGTGTTTGTTAAGACTAATCCGTGGGGTCAAGGGGTGTCTGTGGATATGAGAGAAGATGAAACAAACCTCGTAGTGGCTTGTGTCTATCGCACACGCCATCTCATGTTGTTGGGAGACTGAGCCATGCCTAAGAAATCCATAAACCGCAACGATGTGGTCATCTCTTCCAATAGGGGTACAGACGAGTCCTCTTGGTTGATTAATATCTTTAATAATCAGTCTGGGTCTTCTTCTGCTGATCAAGTCTCTAGCACTAACCCTTTTGGGGCTTATCTAGGAGAAACTGTACAGTTCAACCTAGACGACTTAAGCTCTTCTGCTTTACAAAACCAACCTCCTCGTATTGGATACTCCCCCATAACATACACCAACCGCTTGGGTATGACCGCTTCCCATGACGGCAGACCCGATTGGGGTGGTGCCAAGATAAACGATCTGCCTACTTGGAAGTACTTAGGAAAGAAGTGGGCTGAAGAACGCGAAATGCCCCATAAGGGTGTGGGTGTGAAGCAGAGTGATGGATTGTATGGAGACTCAGCAGAGGAGCAATACAAATACATCAACGAAGGGGGCGTTTATGACACACTTTCCATTTCCTACAGGGACGAGGGTGCTAACTCCTTTTATGGGGTAGTCACACCCACAACACCTTTGCTTCCTCAGTTTAGCTCTGGGTTAAACACCGACATCCGACACGCTGTACCAAGACAAGCCTTTAACCTCGGATTAATGGATAACACCATCTATCCATTCTTGTACGGTTCATCAGGTATATCAGAGACACAATCGGATTTGTTCAACTCAGCCACAGGGTTAACTTTAGGCTTCACTGGAGACATAGCCACGGCATCGTTGGGTGTTAAGAACTCGTTAGAACCCTCTATGGTGGTAGTCCCATCGGCTCAGTCTTATGACCCCCTCAAGGCATATGACCTTTTAGATGCGACCGCTACGGATAACGGCTTGGATAATGTAGGGCTTGTGGTGTCCGGCATAGTGTTCCCCGCAGATAGGGGTACGCTCGCTCTCATTAGATTTCCATCAGAAGAAGATGGTGTTAGTGGGTCTATCCTAACACCTGCGACTACAACTCAAGACATATTGGATAGAGTCGTAGCAGCGATAAATCTAGGACAAGGGGTAGGTCTTAATGACGGACAGCCAGGTGGGGATCTCTTTACTGACTTATCCAATATGGACTTCCCAAGTAGGATAACAGGTCAGTATGACCTATACGAGCTACACACGGGCAACTATATTCCTCACTCGACCCGAAC